GTGTTTGGTCCCATCATTCTACACAAGAACTAAAGGCTCGAACATTGAACAGTCTTACCTTTCAGTGCGGCCTCTAAGTCACTGGTCTGTCCTCCAGACACGATTTTGGCTAACTTCCTCTCCTCTGAGCTATGTGGTACATAGAGACCATCAGTTGAAATGATGTCCAGGAGTTCAGCAGCTTGATCTTTAGTCGGATAGACAGAAAGGGCCAGGCAGTATGCAATGTTACCAGCCATTTCTTCCCTCGCGCACATGAATATGCCTGCGAACCAGCTACCAGGATGAAACGGTTGGCCAAGGTGACACTCTGCCTTACAGTATGTTAAGCACTGATGTTCGTTCGGCTCCTCTATCTTAAGTTTAAAGCCTAGTTCTTGTGCGGTCCCATACTCTACGGTGGGTAAGACATTACAACGACACTTAACGTGACAGTCATCACCGTAGGTTTTAATACTACATCTTGGCCCATGCATATAGGTCAAGATCAATCTAGAAACAATAGTATCAACAAGATTGGTAAAGGTAGAGCCGGATGGAACACCACCAACACTAACTCCCTCATATCCAGTTGAACTAACGAAGGGGGTCTGAACGAAATATTCAACTATCCTATCGAATAGTTGTTCAAGAGAGGTACCTGAATAAGGTACTCCTATGCGACCAGTATCATCTGGAGCATATCTGTCGAAGTCGAGGATCGCCTTTATCATGTCAAAAGCAATCTCAATCAACCACCGTGGAACAGAGGAGTCAAAGTTCTTAAAATCGTACGATTTAGAAGTACGACCACAGTATTGATTATGCATGGTACTAGGGGCTGGTACCCAGTCGGGTGTAGCAACTATCACCCTTCGGAAACCTTCGAAGAACATGGCCTCAGCAGCACATATAACCAAGGGATAAACCCAGGCTACACGGTTCTTGATACCATTTTCTGTCTCCGTAGAATCAACCACACATACAAAGGACTTCGGTCGGAAACCAAACTTTGTGCTCTTCAGACGATGGACCTGGTACCTGATCGCATTAGGTCGTTGCTCTAGAACGTCTCTCTTTGTTTTAAAACCAAGTTTACGGTAATACAAACCAGGTGACGTATTTACTTTTAGACCTTCCATGATGTCATTGAAGTGGTAAGGATGGAGTTTACCAAAAGTTGAATACAACCAGTCAAAGACTGAGTCTTCTGCCTGATCAAAGTCAGCAGGCCGAGTGGAGGGTACTTGATTTAAAAATTTACGTAATATTCCGTTCGGGTTTCTGTCTCTAGAAGGCAATTTTGATGGCGTAGCGCCAAAGATGTTTGTGGATCTTAAGCATCCACATCTTAATGTTGATAGCATTCTCTAATCTAATTTTCGATTGACC